CGACTTGCATTAGCTGCACATGTCGGCTTTTACATCGTAACGCTTCACGTAGACGACAACGGACAAATCAACCGTTTCTTACCAGAGTGGCGACCGTTTTACCAGTCGATTGAAGAAGATTATAAAAACTTTGTAAGATAATTTGCAAATAAGTATTGCAATCTGTAATAACCTATGCTATACTAAGACTATAGAAAAGCAAAGGAGATTACGGAAATGACAGTTAAAGAAATAAGAGAAATCGCTCAGAAATACACAAGCGAATACGACTATGTAGCAATAAGAACACAAGATCAGGAATTTGAAATCGGCGCTATAAACCACAACTCAAAAGTATGGATAGACGGCGAAGAAACAGACTTAGACTTAGACGGAATATCAGCAACAGATATTAATTCAGACATGATAACAATGCACAGTGAAGAATACACTGCTTACACAGGGTACTACCCTGGCGAGCACATGGCAGTTGTTGCAGGCAATGTAGCAACCAGAGGCGAAGATGATGGCGAAATAATAATAGAAGATGCAGTTGTTGTAGAAATCATAAAATAAGTATTGCAATCTGTAATACAGTGTGATAGAATAGAGACATAGAAAAGCAAAGGAGATTACGGAGATGAAAATATATAGTTTCTTTTCAGGAGACACAACTTTCTTGACAAAATCAAGATCACTCAAAAAGGCTCAGACAATAGGCAGGGATATCGAGCAAACATACATTAACAATTGCAAGTACCTTGGCGAAGAACCAGAAGAACTAAACGGATACTTCGTTCCTCAAGAACTAGAAGAAATCAGAATTGGCTACGCAAGGCGACTAGTTAAAACAGACAAAGATATTTTTGTTTTAGAAGATGACTTAGAAGCAATTTTAACAGCATAAGCCCACACACCGAGCCGGGGCGGTTCCCCGGCAGAAAGTGAGAAAAGCAATGAAGCTTGTCATCACCACGAAAACAGAAATAGAATTAAATGATGAGTTGTTAAACTTAGATGTTTTAGAAAACATTACAGACGCAACTTACAATGAAAAAACTAACGAATTAGAAGCAAGCAGAAGCACGGCTGACTGGATTATTTTCCAAATCACAAAGCAAAATGAAGTATATGAAGAACTGTGCAAGGTTTCAATTACTCCTGTGTCTGATTGGAACAAAGCTATCAGAGGCTTTGAAGATTTCGAGGACATACCATATATGGTGAAAGACTTCATGGATTATAAATATCATCAGCACAAGGTAAACAAAAACCGCTGAAATGTGGTATAATAGTAATAGGGATTAAGGCGCAAATCCTTGCCCTGCCCCAAATAATATACACTATTCGGTGCAAAGGAGAAAAGCAAATGATTTATGTTGTGACAACCATACGTAAAAAACAAGACGATAATGACCAACGCACTGTGGGCTATTATTTTAGCCAAGAACACGCAATACAAGCAGTTATGAATAATATGTGCGACATATATGAGTATGCGCATTACAATTTAGCAGTTATCGAAGCGGTAGAAGAAGGGCTTTACCAATATGACCTTGATCCTTTATGGTTTTCAGTAAAAGCTGAAAGAACAGATAATGGCATTAAATACGATGTCAAGCAAATAAAGCCGCCTGAGTTCTCAAGAAACTTAGTTGGGTTTGGCATAGGGTAGATACACATGGGCGTAAAAGGTTAAGGCAACTATTTCCAAAATGGAAACGGTTGCAACATGGGTTCGAATCCCATTATGTCCACCATACAGTAGAGAATGTATAGGTTGATCACCGAAAAGGCATAATCCGTAGTGCCCTGACATTCTCTTCTTTGTATTTACGGAAGTCTGATAGGGAATCAGATGCAACCAACGGAGGGTTGAACAAATGGAACAAAACAGAATAGAAATGAACGTGCCTTATTTTCAAGTGCCAAACGGCATATTTGAAATAGGTTTATCAACACAAGAGATTGTAGTCTATTGTTATTTGGCAAGGTGCAGCAATCAAGGGACTAATGCTTTCCCAAGCTACAACACGATAGCAAAGCGAACAGGCATGTCAAGAAGCACAGCTATAAGAGTAGTTGCTGAATTAGAAGAACTAAAATTAATTAGAAAGATTGTTCGCAAAAGTGATACTAAAACTGAAAACTATTCCAATATTTATGTAGTAGAACATGATATAAGGGGTAGTGTCAGAGATACACCACCCAGTGTCACAGATACACCAGGTAGTGTCAGAGAGACACCCTATAAAGAACTAAGTATAAAAGAACCAATTAACAAGAAATACTATATACATCAGCAAGCTGACGATTACCTGAAAGAGTACGACTCTCTGTTTCAAAAGAAGTTTAACAAACACCATATGAAAGTAACAGATAGACAGTTAGACTATATTAATTGGGCTGTTGGTGAAATAAAGCTTATGTATGAACTAAGCGAGTTTACAGCAGAGGTTAAACAACACTTTGATGAATTGCCTAAAGGTAATAACGGAAGTATAATCGCTTTCCTTGAAACAAGTAAAAGGCACTTTGACGTAGACACAAGACAAGAGCAATGGTTCAACATATAAGGTGGTGATATAAATGTCGAAATACACAGACTTCATAGAAGATGGTGGTTTGACTAAAGTAACCGCCTGGACACGAGACGGTTTGATCAATGAGCAAATCGCTAAAAACATAGGAATAACGCTGTCTACATTGTATGAATGGAAGAAAAAGTACAAAGAATTTTCGGACGCCTTAAAAAAAGGTAAAGAAGTAATTGATATTGAAGTTGAGAACGCTTTGTATAAAAAGGCTTTAGGCTACAATGCAGTTGTGAAAAAAACATTTAAGCTACGCCATGTTGAATATGGCAAAAATGGGAATAGAATCAGAGAGTACGAAACACTCGAACAAGCTAATGATGAAGTACACGTGCCAGCTGACACCACAGCACAAATCTTCTGGCTCAAGAATCGTAAGCCGGCCGACTGGCGAGATAAGCAAGAGAATATCATATCAAGTGATAACCTTGAAATGTCAATCAAGCAGATACAGTCAATCGCTGACCTTGTCAACAAACCAACAGAGGAACGCAAGCTAAACGACTTTATGGGAGAAGCAGATGATACCGTATGCACCGCTGACGAAGCGCCAGACTGAGTATATATTAAAGGTGCAAAACAACTGGCTATCAATCGCAGAGGGCGGCAAGAGGGCGTCTAAAAACGTTATTAACCTGATAGCGTGGGCGATCAAACTCGAAACACACCCAGACAAAATACACCTTGCCGGCGGTGTAAGCTTGTCAACAACTAAGATGAACATAATCGATTCAAACGGTTTTGGGCTTGAACACATATTCAAGGGGCGTTGCCGAACAGGACAATACAAGGATAGAGACGCACTCTACATACAATGTAAGGCAGGCGAGAAGATTGTTATCATCGCAGGCGGCGCAAAAGAAAACGATGCTGCACGCATAAAAGGCTTCTCAATCGGATCAGCTTACATATCAGAAGCTAACGAGTGTTGCGCTACGTTTATTAAAGAAGTATTTGACAGAACACTGGCATCTAATGATAGGTGCCTGATATTTGATTTGAACCCTAAACCACCGCGGCATTGGTTTTACACAGATATCGCAGACTTTCACGAAGAACAGCAAAAAACTAATCCCAAGTACGGCTATAACTACGGACATTTTACCGTCGCTGATAATCTATCCATAACAGACAGTCAGCTAAGGGTCTTGATGGCAACGTATGACCGTGACAGTCAATGGTTTAAGCGTGATATATTAGGACAGCGCACAGCTGCCACGGGGCGCATCTACACAGGCTACCGCTATAAAGACATCGCCGTAACAAAGGACTGGATAAGAGACCAGAAGATTATAGACTTCACCATAGGCGTTGACGTAGGCGGTACAGACGCAACAGTGGCAACACTAAACGGCTTTACTGCTGGATATGAACACGTGATCATGATAGACGGATACTACCATAAGCAAGGCATTGAATCAGGCAAAGACCACGCAGCATATGCGAGCGACATAGTACAGTTCATAAAACCGTGGACGCTTGTTTATCCGCAAATAGCAAACAGCACAATCTTTGCTGAATCAGCTGACAAACTATTCAGACAAGCACTTAGAACAGCGTTAGACAAGTCAGGCTTTTACGGTATTAAAATAGTACCGTCATACAAGAAGGACGGTATAGTAGACCGTATCAATCTGCAAAACATTCTAATCAATCAGGGCAGGAAGAAAATAGCTAATCATTTGTCAAAATGGTTCGAGGCATACGAAAACGCTTTATGGGACAGCGACGAATACGCAGATAAGGAATGGGTAAGGGTTGACGATGGGTCTTATCCGGTTGACTGCTTAGACAGTGACGAGTATTCTATCCAACCGTTCAAACAACATTTATTGAGGTGAGAAGATGGGCATTGTAAAACAGCTAAAGAACGCCATAAAAACGTGGCTTGAAATTGAACCGGCTCAGGATAAAGGTGCGGTCACGATAAAAGAAGCACTAACCCACGATCAGACGGTTCTACGCAATCGCATTTGGTATAGGGGCGACGCAAACGAATTAGACCAATTCTTCAAGAAGTTCATTGATCCGGTTGGGCGGTCAAGATTCTGGGCGACTATATCAGATAACCCTATCCGCAAGATTCACGTTGACATTCCGTCGCAGATAGTGTCAAGGCTCACCGATATTGTAGCGTCTGACTTTGACGGGTTCGAGATCCCTGACGAATCGGCTAATGAGCTATGGGAAGAAATAGCAGAGGATAACAAGTTCCAGGAACTGCTAAAACAATCAGTCAGTGAAACTCTTGTAACCGGCGATGGCGCTTTTAAGATTGGCTTTGACCCTGATGTAAGCAAATACCCCATTATAGAATTTTACGGCGCTGATTATGTGGAATACATGTATAACCGTGGCAGGAATGTTGGTACTATCTTCTCACATGTGTTTAGGAACGACTTTGGAACATTTGTTCGCAAAGAGTTCTACACCGACGGACAGATAGAAACTAAAATGTACCGGATTGAAGATGGTGTTGAAAAGGAAACAGACCTGATAAAAGTAGAAACACCACTTGTTACATGGTCAGGTGGCAGGCTCGATATCCCGTTAATGTTCGATAAGTCCACTCTATACGATGGCAGAGGCGAATCACTGTTATCTTCAAAGAACGACGCATTTGACGCTCTTGATGAAGTTGTTTCTGAATGGTGGGACGATTACAGAAAAGGACGAGTTAAACAGTTCTTCCCTGAGGACATGTTCCAGCGTGACCCTAAAACAGGCGAGATTATGCGACCGAAAGAGTTTGATGATATCTTTGTCGCTACTAAATCAACCATGAGCGAGGACGGAAAACAGCCTGGACTATTTACCTACGCCCCGGCGCTCAGAACAGAGAGTTACGCAAGCGGATTTGCAAACGCTCTTGATATGTGTCTGCAAGGTTTAATATCACCGGCTACACTGGGTATTGACCTGAAGAAAACAGACAATGCAGAAGCGCAGCGAGAAAAAGAAAAAGCCACGATGTATACACGTTCCGGCATTATAGACCATCTGACAGAAGCACTACCGGCTCTTGTTGTTTCCTGTTTGTTGGCGTATGATAATATGTATAACATGTCCCACAACACGGACGATATAACGGTCAAGTTTGGCGAGTACGCAAGCCCGACGTTCACGGAAACGATAACATCGCTTGTTCCGGCTATCCAGTGGAAAATGATGAGCATAGAAACAATGGTTGACGAGCTTTGGGGCGACAGCAAAGACGATAAGTGGAAAGCTGAAGAAATAGAACGTATAAAGGCTTTATCTTCTTATTCGAGTGATATGTTGGATCCCATGAAGCTATACGAGGTGCAAGATGATAGTGACGATCAATCAGAAAACTTACCAGATGAGCGATCAGATGTTCAATCAGATTTGCCAAACGGCTGGTCAAGCACTGCCAAGTAAGTTTGCTATTGTCGCAGTCGGCAAAAACGGCATATATGATATGAGAAAATATGAATACGCAAGCAAAAAGGCAATGGAAAAAGCGATAGGCAGATTTGCAAGAAAAGGCTTGAAAGTGGTGGTTAAATGAATCGTGATGAGATAGGCTATGCGGCGTTTGATATAGCGTCGCACTACCACGACATGACGCTGGAACTTATCAAGTTGGAAAAGCGCACACTGCTTATTCAAGAGACAGGCGATTGGGCTGTTGCCAAGCTATCAAGGTCAAGAGAGTACCAGAAACAAGCAGAGAAGATAATCAAGAAGTATGGCGATAAAGTCGAAAAAGAAACCAACGCCGCTGTATCGCAGGCGTATGTTGAACGGTCAACCGAACTTCTTAATATTAAACCGGTTGTCGGATTTGCCCCTAATCTTGGCGCTATACTGGCACTACAAAACGATATTGTTAGCAACTTTCGAATAGCTCAATATTCAGCGCTACGAACGGCAGAAGATATTTATAGAAACTCAGTGATTCAAGCTGCACAATTATACGTTGGTGGTCAAGCTGATTTGTTTAACGCTGTTGATGTCGCTACTGCTGAGTTTAGGGCAAAAGGTATCAACTCTATCGTATACGCTAATGGCAACCGTGTGAACATTGCCTCATACGCTGAAATGGCGCTTAGAACAGTACTATCGAGAAGCGCCGCAGAAGCGCAAGGGCAAGTCATGGACGAATGGGGCGAGCATCTTATCATAATGGCATCTCTTGGCTCTACATGCCCATTATGCGCACCGTGGCAAGGTAGAGTGCTAATAGACGATGTGTACGCTCATGGAACATCAGCAGAGGGCGATTATCCGCTTTTGTCAACTGCTATATCAGAGGGATTATTCCACCCTAATTGCAGGCACGTTCCGGGAAGTCCATATTTTGAAGATATTTCAAGTAAGCCAAAACCAAAGAGTAAAGAAGAAGTACAAGCAAGATATGAAGCAGAACAACAGCAACGTTATTTAGAGCGGCAAAAACGCTATTGGCTCAGGCAAGAAGCCGGACTTTCTGAACCGGACAAGCAAGCCAAGGCAAGACTACTTGTCAAATCATACAACAAGCGACTTAGAGAGCACATCAAGGCTAATCCAGAGTTTAAGCGCCAATGGGCGAGAGAGGTAGTGAGATGAAATGCCCTTATCTGATTAACGAAGTGTCAACCAAACGAACGCACGCACCAAATATTGTTGAGCATGAAGCAGAAGACGGAGAGGTTTACGTTTTATCTTCGCACGATACCACTCAATCTGTTTTTCAATATTTCGGCGAATGCTTGATGGACGAATGTGCTTGCTATCAAGATGGCAAGTGCCATAAACGGTGATTTTTTATTTATGTTATAATAATAATAGGCGACGGCCTTAAAACGGAATTGACGACGGTCATTAAACGGAGGTATTTATGTTAAAGAAAATGAACCTGCAACTATTAGCTGACACTCCCGATGGTCAGGGGAGTGTAGAAACGGTAGAGACCAATACGGAATCTAAAGCAGAAGAAGTTAAGTTTACGCCTGAACAGCTAAGCGAAATCGACCGGATAGCTTCTGAACGATCGCAACGTGCTCAAAACTCTGCACTCAAATCTTATTTTGAACAGCAGGGATTGTCACAAGAGCAAGCAGAAAAGGCTCTTGCGTCTTACAAAGAGGAACAGAAGAAAAATGACCCTGCAATTGTTGTTAAGGAAATGGAAACCAAAGTTAAAACCGCAAACAGGCGTGTTGTTGAAACAGAAGCTAAGATTGCGGCGCTTGAACTTGGCGCACGAACTGACAGAATAGACAGCATCTTGAAACTTGCTGAGCTACCTGACGAACCGGACGCAGAAGCGACAAAGAAAGCTATCGAAAAGGTCATGTCTTCTTATCCTGAATGGAAACAAGAGGACAAAAAAGCGTTCAAGTTTGGCGAAGCTAAACCGGACGCATCTAAACCGGAGAAACCAACAATCAGATCAGCAATCGCTGAACGCATGAAACTAGGAGGATAACACATGGCTATTACACTGGCAGATGCCGCAAAATTCACACAGGACAAACTTGTCCAGTCAGTTATTGACGAGTTTAGAAAAGACCCTATCCTTGACATGATGGTGTTTGATAACGCCGTTGCGCCTATTGGCTCGACACTGGCTTATTCTTACAATCGTGTCACTACACTACCTACTGCCGCGACTCGTGCAATAAACGCCGACTACGACGCTCAGGAAGCCAAAGTAACACAGTATACCGTTAACCTTAAGGTGCTCGGTGGCAAGTTTGGTATTGACAGAGTAATCCAGAAATACCAGCAGGGTTTCCTTGACCAGCAGGCTTTCCAGATTGAGCAGAAAACACAGGCTGTCAAGGCTTTATGGGCTGACCTATTCATCAATGGCGATTCAGGCGTAGACGCTAACGCATTCGACGGTCTGAACAAGGCTATCACAGGGTCTTCAACCGAAGCTAACACAGTAGCCGCTATTGACCTGTCAACATCGGCAAACATTGACGCTAACTTCAAAACATTCATGGACGAACTCGATAAATGGCTTGCTACTCTTGATGGTTCACCGTCAATGCTTCTTGTCAATCGTAACTTGATGGCAGTCATGAACGGTATCGCAAGACGCTCGAACTCATTTACGACCGACATCAACCAGTTCGGACAGAAAGTAACCAACTACGCAGGCATTCCATTTGTCACAGTAGGCGACAAGCCCGGCACTGCTAATCCTATAATCCCGACGACCGCAGGCGAGACTTCAATCTATGCTGCAAGAATCGGTATGGACGGT